CATCTATTGTAAAGGTCCCATCTGTATAAGATTGGATACCTTGTGATTCATAAACTCCATTAACTTCTCTCCATTCAAAAGAAGCATTATAGAATTGACTTTCTTCAAACAAATCATTGTGTTCTCTAATGTAAAGAACAGCTTCTTGATTTTTGCAAGTCCCTTTTGAAAGCCTTACTCTACATCTTACAAAATATAAGTAGTTAGCAGGTAAAGCAATTACATTATTTACTACAGGAGTCCATGTACCCCCTACAACAATACTTTTAATATCTTCAACTATTCTTTGAGACATCTCAAAACCAAGACCATTATCAACTTTAGGTTGTGCAACTTTTTTAACAAAAAGTTCTGCAGCTTCATTAAGAAGCCAATCAATTTCAGGAACTAGTAAGTTCTTGTTTTTCTGACTGTCTATTTTGTTAAACTTCTTTTTGAAGTCATAATGCATTTCCCTGGTTGTCATAACTCTTAGTTATTAATCTTAGATAATATTAGCATTTTAATATCTTGATTCTCTTCTTTTGATAAGTACTCTGCAACCTCAATTTCATCAATACCTAATGGAGAATCCATGTGGAAGATTCTTTGACCTTCTCTTCTTAATACAGATTTTTGAAGAGCTTCTAAAACAAGAGCATGTGAAGCTGTTTGTTTTTTATCCATATTCAAATATCTTAAGAACTCACTTGCATCTTTAGTGATAATCTTGTCTAGTTCTACAGCTACAAAATCTGCTGATTGATTCTTCATATTCTTACCACCTAATACAAGTATCAATTGTACTTTTCTATCTAGTGATAATTTAGAAGCTTCAATAATTGCAGTATTTTTAGTTTCTACTTTACTAGCCATTACTGAGGCTTGCTCTGCTTCATCAAAAATAACATGAGTAGCTTCTGGCCATGCACCTAAATCATACTCTGCCATTGAATTGGCTACATACTTACTGGCTTTCATTACTCTGATTTTAATAAAATCTAGAGGATTGTCAGTATCAAAGAACATTGTATTATTCTCTAATTTAATAATTGACATACCTGAATCCCAAAATGGGTGTGGTACATCAGAGTTGTAATGAGAAGATAAATCATAGTTTACTCCTTTCTTAGCTAACTCTTTAATATCAGCATCTGATAGTCCTGTAGCATACCTCATGGTATTTCCATCTACTAATGCTTGAATTTTTTTTGGTCTTGTGAAAGACTCTTGACCTGTTTTATTGTGCCATCTTTTTGACTCAATAGGTCTGACTTCTACTTTAACTGATGCCATAATTTTCTTTTTTAATTAGCAATTAATACTTTATTTATTTTGTTCCACTTTTTAAGATTCCCTCATATCTTTTAGCTTCTTCTTTTTTTTCTGCAGAACTTTTACTTGGGAAAAGATCTTTAGTCAGATTTTTAGTTTTAGGAATCTGTGAAAGTTCTTTTTGTCTTTCAGGACTAATATTACTTAATTCTGAATCATTACGTTTTTTTGCCATGACTTTAATTAATAAGTTAATAAATGAATGTTTCTTTACCACCAAAAGCTCCCTGTTACAGGAGCTTGTTAGTAGAATATACAATATTATTTTCTTGGCTTTGGCTTCATGCCACCTACCTTTGGTTTACAAGCTTTCATCTTAGTTACGAGATAAGATTAACTCTCCACATTTAGTGATGTCATGGATATGGATACCACATGATTTTTCAACATGCATCTCATAGTAAGAACCAGAGTGTGCAGAAGAACCACCATTTTTAGGACCATAAGGACCATACATACCTTCAACATAAGTAAAGGCAAAACCATCTTTCTTGTTCATGATTTTGATGTTAGAGTTTTTAGATTCTCCTGAGAAGTCTAAGAATGTAATTCTTTGAGACTCAATTGGGAAACCTGTAACTTCATCAATTTCAAAGTTAATCTCTCTATCATCATAAAGAGGATTGTGGATTAACTCAAGACTAGCACCATTTGCCATGTTGTATTTCACAAATTGGTAACCTGCTTCAAGTGCATTAGTGTGTACTGAGTTAGCTACTTTATTAGTATATACCTCAACGTTTTTAATGAAACCTGATTTGTTTTGCCAATCTTGGATAGCTCTATGGAATTGTAACATACCATACTCTCCTGTGAAACCTTTAACCTGTCTTCCAGCACCTGGTTTAACTCTAGAATAGAAAATATCTTGTAAGTACTCTTCAATTAACTTAGCAGTCAATATAGAGTATCTATGTTGATGAGAATCTTCTAATTGCTCTTGAATTCCAGGACCCATTCTTACTGGTCTTCCATTAGCTCCTAATACAGTGTCTGCAGATCTAGAATACCAATATCCACGTTCTACTTCTCTGTACCATTGTTGCCAATATTCAACTTCAGCATAACGCATCCATGAATTGTGATAAGCACCTTTAGAATCCGGAATAGCTACAGCCAATACTTCAGTAGAAGCATAGTCAGTAATTCTGTATTCTTTTCTGTACTTAGACATTCTGTTTCTGAAAGCAATTGGCAAACTGAATACAGTTGAACCTGATTGCTCAGCAGCTTCCTCATATTGAGAGAATAATTTACCCCATTGTTGTCCTGGCTTCAAATACTTAACAGGCATAAATGCTTGTGGATCATCTGAGTTCATTCTTACAGTGTAGACAGTACCATCTCCATGTTTTACTCCTTGATTTTGTACACGCACTTGATACTTCTTGTTAGAAGTTCCTGGCATAAGTACATCTCCTGGTAAATACCAGTTTTCATCCAATTTAATTTTGAATGTTTTCTTGAATTTTCCAGGTGTCAAGTTTGAAGAGATTTCAACATTCTCTACAACAACTAGAGGTCTAGTGTTAGCACCTTTCAATTCCCATTCCCATTCTGTGTTACCAATAGTTTCTTCTGTTTTGGAATTACCCATTAACAAAGAAGACATTGGATTATCAGAGTAATAATTTTGAGCTGAGAACAGCTTGTCCATTTCTCCAAGAATACGGTGTGGTTTAGCAATCAGAGCAGCACCTAAGTGAGATTGCTCAGTCATGTTGGCATTCCACTCCATCTCTTTAACGAGAAGCTTGCTTCCTAATGTAGCCATTTGATTTAAATTTAAAGTTAGTAATTAATTGATTTAATCCTCTAGCATATCCCAGAGGGCCTTTTTATTGGATTTGTGACCTCCACTTTCTGAATTTGATAATTCCTTTCTGTCAACTCTTTCAACAGCTTCTTTGATACCTCTTGCAGCTTGAGTTTGTTTCTTTCTCTCAATAGCACTAAAGTCAAAGTCTGTCTTTAATAGTTTAGCTAAAAGAACTATCTTGTCTTTGTCAGCCATAACCTTAAATAAGTCTGCTTGCATTTCACTTACATATCTACCATCTTGTAACTCTACAGTTGGCTCTGAAATATAAGTAGGAAGAATTGTTTTATCTTGTTTAGAGATTGGTAATCCTCCCATTTCATTCAAACTATTTATATGAGTAGTGATGTTAGTTTTGTACTCTCTAGCTTGTTTCTTTCTTATTTCTACATTCTCTTTTTGTCTTTGAACTTGACCTGCAGTCTCAGCTTCCTGTTCTGCTACAATCTTATCAAAAGATTTTTTAGATATGTTACCTAGTTTTCCACTATCCTTTAGAAACTCTACTTGAGAGTCTATGTATTCTTGGTCATAACCTTGGTTTCTTAAGTCCATTGTTATTGCAAGAACTTGAACATCTTCATTTTCTATATCACTATTTTTAGTGATACCTGAAGTTGCATGTTGAACCATTTTACCTAACAGTTCTCCTACATTACCTCCTTTAGAAGCAAACTTAATCAAGTCTTTAATGTCTTGAGGTAAGTCTTTTATTGTAGCTTCTACTTCTGATTCTAAAGCTTTCTCCCAAGAGTCTTCAATTAGATGTTCTGCTTCTTCTTCAGTAAGTTCTTTACCATCTTCTAATTCATAATCAACAAGACCTTTTTCTTTTAGAAACTCAAGAGTCTGTTTGTTGTTTACATTAGTTGCTGGTTCTTTTTTACCTGAAGGAGTTTTATCATCATCTTCAGTTTCAGTTTCAACTTTAGAAGTTTTCTCAAAAGAACTAAATTGTTCATCAATTAATTCTTGTTCTTCTTTCTCTTCTTTTTCTTTTGCAAGAGTTTCTTCTGTTTTAACATCATCTTTTAATGCTACTTCTACTGCATCAACTTCTAGATTAGTTTCTCCGAAGAAATCATGTTGCTGTGATGTATCTTCCCAGCCTGCAAATTGGTCAATGGTTTTCTCTGTTCCACTCATAATTGTGACAAATTTAAGTTTAATTATTTAATAAATTACATATTCAAAATGAAGTTATTATATTTAAAGGATAATAGCTTTATTTTATTTTCCTGCTCCCTTTTGAGCAATCTCTTTTGCTTTTAGTTTATTTTTCTCTTTATCATTCTCAATTTGATGATCTAAAGCTCTAGACTCATTTGCTACTTGTGCTCTTTTAATTTCTGCATCAACTCCATACTTAGCTACTTCAAGTACATCTGGAGTGCCATCATTGTCTTGATCTTTATTAATATCAAATCCCATAGAAAGAATAGTTTGTTTCTGAATCTCAGTTTTTCTTCTTTCTTCTTCTTTAAGAATAATCATATCTCCTTCATGAGCCCATTCTTCTTTCTTAAATTCAATTTCTCTTTGTTGGAAGTCAGCTTTAGCTTTTTCTTGAGCTTGTGCTTGAGCTTGTTCTCTTTCTGATCTAAGTTCTTCAGATACAAGTAAAGCTTCTTCAGCTTCTTGTATAGAATCTTGTTTAATAACTTTAAGAACATCTGATAATTCAATTTTTTGATTCTGCATTGCAGCATGAGCCAATTGTTGAATAGTCTGTTTAATTTCTTCTGACATAGAAGAGTCTTCCATAAATAAACCTAAAGTACTTTCATCCAACAAGTTAATATCCATTTGTAACATCTCCATAGACATATCATCTAGGATATAACTTATTTGTTTTTTATCAGAAGTGGCATAAGCTACTTTAGCAATATCAAGTAATCCTTGAAGTACATTTCTTTTAATACAGTTATGTAAATCAAAGTAAGGTTCAAGCATGTGAGAAGTTTGAACTAAATTTTGTTGATTGTTTCCAACTCTTTCAGATACAGAAGTTTGTCCTAATACAGGGTCAGTTATACCTACAGATTTACCACATTTTTGTTCTAGGTAATCAGCAAGTTGTATATATTTTTGAATATCAGAAGCTAATGAAAGATCTAGTGTTTTAGCAATAGTATTTACATCAGATTGATTCATCCCTTCTTCATCAGGGTTGTACCACATAAAAGGAGTACTCTCAAAGAAGTATTGCCATTTCTTAAGGTCAATCCCAGAGTCTGTAGGGATTGCATTAATATTCATTAAAATCTTTTTACCTTTATCTGAAGCTAAGAGTAACTCTAATCTATACATTACAATATTGTAATAGTACTGATAAACTTTCATTCTATCCATTACAGAAGTAGGTTGAGAGTTTACATTATCATAGATTGCACCATAATAAGGAAGATTACATTTATAGATATTATCCATATCTTTAAACTGTCCAGGGATTGGTCTCATTTCTTTATAGATATGCATACCAATTTTATATCCTTCATATACTTCAGGAATCCACTCCCATTTGATTTTTATGTCTCCATTATCTTTATCTAAAGTATAAGATTCATCAACCATAAATTTAGTCTGAAGAATACCATCTTCATCAATGTAATCTAACCAACCTATTTTTCTAAGTCCTTTAAATACACAGTGAAGAACTCTGATAGCATTTTTATCTTCATAAGTAAGATATTCATCAAAGTTAAAAAGGTTGTCATGAACTCTTTGAGTAATATGATGATTATAGTTTCTCCAAAGAGTATCTATTTCTTTATCATCTAAATCAAAAGTTTGTACAATTTGAGAAGGATGCATTCTATACTCTGCAGCTGCCCATTCTCCTTGTTCAATGTAGTCAAGGTCTGAAGCCTTATCACAAGAAAATCTAACAGGATTTACAACTTTCATTGCTGGTTCTCCATTAACTATTCCTAGCCAATATACTTCATAAGCTGAGATTAATCCATGTTTCCAACCATTATTGAATTTCTTTTTAGCATCTAATTTCTTAATTAAGTAATTAAGAATCTGTTGTCCTTGAACTTCAGCAGGGTCTCTGTGGTCCCTTTTCATATATGCTCTAACCTTATCCGGAGTAGCTGCTTCAATTTCAGCTTGTAGTTGTTCTTGTATTTTTTGAGATTCTTCTTGAGATAGTTCTCTTCCTTGCATTTGAGCTTGATACTCTTCTTCTTTTTGCTGTTTAATAGGGGCCATTATAGAATTAACTACAAAGTCTCTAATCTTACCTGTTTCTTCTTCAACCTTTCTATTTGAAGCTTCTTTATTAGTGGCTATTACTCTGTACCCAAAAGGTCTTTTCATTTCCATTCCAATAAGAGCTTTTACTCTATAAGAACAAATATCTCTGTTTGCCATTTGAGCTGGCATT